ATTCCTTGAATGTTAGTACGAGCTCCTGGAAATGCTTCTATTTCTGCTGTCTCTATCTCACATTCATTTGAATTTCCTGAAAAGATTGCAGCTTTAAAATCTCCATCTATTCCACCTAAAAACATTTGTCCACCATTCCAATAATCTGTATCTAATGCAGCATTAATGTTTTCTAAATTTTGCGAAATAATATCCATTAATTCTACAGTATATGCTCCTACAAATTGAGAAAATATTTGACTAGCATTAACTTCTGCTAAAGACCATTTTTTTGTAGCATAATTATATATTATAATTCTATCACAAATACCTGTAGTATTGTTAGTATTATTTGTGCTTGGGTACAACCACATAGCTAACTGATTAAAAGGATCAATTGCTGCTACTATTCTATCAGAAAATGCTTTGTTTAAATTAAGATCAAAAAATCTATTAACTTTTTCTACTCCAATAGGTACTACGTTATCACCTTGTATTTCATAAAAACCATCATCTGCAAGAAAAAATACACGTCTATTATCTTGACATACTGTTCTTCCAAATATGGCTCCTCTATTTGGTGATATAACTGATAGTCTAAATACTGTTGCTCCACCAACATAGTCCATACGAACTATTTGATTTTGTCTAAATACATATCCTACTTCTCCAGAAGTTATATGAGTTATTTGTCCACCAGATCCTGGTAAATCTTGTAAATCAGATTGTTTACCTGACCAAACTGTAATATCATTAATACCAGACCATTGTATTCTGTTAGTAGCATTAGTTATATTACCTGTTATTAAAAAATCCCTAACTACTCCAGATACTCTAAATAAAGGACAAGTACCTGCTGTTTGAATTGCATTAAGATTTGCAAAATTAGTAGATGTACCCATTAAATAATATTGGGGTTGATCTACTCCATTACTTGCAATTACATACTGACCAAATTGTGTAAATGTCCAATAGTCATCATCATCTCCAGTTAAACTTCCTTTACGAGAAGTAAATGTTCCTGATGCTAATTGATGTATATCTGTTTTTGTAGCTACAAAATTGTAAACTGTATTAGAGTTATCTCTAAAAGAACCAGAGCCATGTGCATCTTTACCTACAGTTGACGCACCTGTATATGATACCAATGATGGAAATCTTTTATAAGATCCCAATGCATGATAAACATTAGTTGCTACGTTTGCACCTTTCATACCATGTTCTGGTTGATCAGGCATCCATTCTCCAAAAGGTATCTGCATTATCTAGCCCTATAAAATGATAAGTCGGTTTGAACATCTGTTCTTTGTGTAACAGGTGCTCCACCATATGAATCTTGTTTGTCATTATTTTCACATCTTTCCATAGCAGATATATACATCTGTAACCATTGTTGTACTTGGTTAGGATCTATTCCACCTAAGAAGTTTGCTGCATGGTATAATGAACCATATAAATATATTCCTGGATGTTTGTTTAAAATGTAATTTGTTGTATTAGAATCGCTAAGAGCTGCAAAAGCTTTATAGTATGATAAGTACCCAGTATAAGAAGTATCAGGGGCAGGGCCAAAACGTAAAGTTTCTGTTTCATCATCACTTTCAATTGTATAGACTCTAGGTCTAGCAGTTGTTGATCCAGCTTTTATTTCAAACATATTATGAGGAGTTATATACTCTAAAACATATTTAGTGCTTGATGCTAGTATATAAAAAGATCTTACTCCAATAAAACCAGTAGGAACAGATTCTGTTTCAGAATCTATTGTAATAGCATCTATTTGTTCCATCTGTCGTATTCTTAGTTTAGCATTAAAATCAGCTTCAGCTAAAGCTATAAAATCTTCTATTTGAGTAGTTAAATCAGATCTATTTAACCAATCTGCTATAGATGCTTTTAATCCTGAAAATGTTGTTAATGCCATTATAAATTTCCTTCAGCTGTTCTAAAATATCTAAACTCATTACTATTAAGTTTAGTTTTCATTATTTTTCTTTGAATATCTTTAGGTAATTGAAACCAGTTGTTTGTTCCATTATATTCTTTAGCCCATATAGAAAGTATTAAAGGTGGTATACTTGCCACTCTTTTCATTTCTTTAGCTCCAGATATATAACCATTATCATGATTATAAAGTTCTTTGTTTCTTTTTAACAAAGGGTTTACATTCTGTGAATTATTAATAGTTAATTGACCATTAGATTCTTGAATGTATTTAGTCTTTACTCCAGCATCATATTCAACTGATCTTACTTTACCCATACTATTCTGATAGTTCTGTTACGTATAAATTTACTGATCCAATTACAGCTACTTTTTCGCCAGGCGAAACTTTAAAACACTCAGAAGATTTAGATTCTAAGAAAATTTTAGCATTAGTTGCTGTTGGATTTACTCCAAATTCAATATGACAATCAGCATCAGGTATTACTCTAATATATTCAATATTAGCACTAAATGCAGATGATTGTGCAGACGAACCAGAAGATGTAACTTTTTGTGTAGTTAGAGGTCTCATTGCGTAGTTACTCCCATACATATTTTTATTCCTTTTTGTTAGGGGATGTTGCCATCCCCATAATTAATTATCTTCTAATAACAAATGTTACTACTAATTTTTTAGCACCAGTTGATGCTCCATCAGTAATCATTTCAATTGTTCCATCTTCTAATACTTGATTAGCTGCTGTAGGTTCTGCTGAGTCTACAGTTCCTGCTGCTGAACCAGAGTGTGCAACAGTTATGCCACCACCAGTTACTGCAGTTCCACCAATTTCAAAAGATATTCCTGCATTAGCACCAGAGATAGCTCCTTGTAGTGCAGTTATAATTTTAATAATTTTTCCACTATCTGGTACAGGTACAAAAGTTGATGATGCTGTACTGATGTCTGCGATAGTAGAAGTTAAAAAATAGTCGTTTAATGTTCTCATTGTGTTCCTTAAATGTTCCGATCTTAACCCTCTCTCAGATCTTCATTGTTTAGAATCTGCTGGGGGAGCAGATTAAAGGTTACCCCCCCAAACAGTTATAATTATTATGATGTAGTTAAGTCTGCTACTAAGCCTGAAGCTCCTTCATTTCTAGATTCCAGAGTTGCTTCAACAAGAAGTTGTCTTTTCTCTGAGTCACCAGTCTTAGCAAGTTCATGCATAGAGAAGTCTCTTAAGAACGCAATTCCCCAGTATTCCATGTCTAGTACATAAGCGTCTCTATCTCTAGAGAATCTGTTAGGTACTACTTGCAATTGACCGAAGTCAGATGCGTACACGTCTACTGAAGTGTATAAAGTAGCGTCTGCACCAGCATCAAATCTAGTAGAATTACCAGTAAAGCCTGATAATTTTTGCTTGTTGAAAGGCCCACACATAACCATAGATGGGTCTCCACCAGCATTCCATACTGATTTAATAACTGATTTTAATTGAGCTTCTGTGAACGCTCTTTGAGTACCATCTGTGTGAGCTGCATTTCCTGCACCTGCACCAGAAGCACCATCAGATGCTAGGTCATCGTTAGTAACGACCCAAGATCCAAGAGTTCCCATTTTTCTAGCTGTAGAAGAACCACCAGTTACTTCAGCAATGTTGCCTGTAATAGTTGCTTCCATGTCTCTTTTAAGCTCTTTAGCTTTTTTAGCAATTTGGTATGCTAATTCAGATGCTCTACCTGCTTTGTCTACAGATTCTTGAGTACCAGTAATAACTACAGTTTTATCCATAATTTGTGTACTGTTAGAAAGTCTAGTAGTTGCAGTTGATGCATCTAAAGTTGCCTCGTCACCTTCAATAACAGCATTGTTAGTTACTGCTGCTGCAAGTGAGTCGGTTTGCCATTCGTGAAGAACTGCAGTTGCTTTTGTTTTAGCTGCAGAACTAAGGAAAGGCGTATCTGTTGGTGAGATACTGTAGATAACGTCTGAAAGATCTTCTCTTTCACCGACTGAATCATACGTATCAAACGTGTTAGTTGGTTGTGCCATTGTATTATTTCCTTTGTTGAGATTTAAGATTAATCATATCTGCTATTGCTGACTGAGCATCTCTTATGTGACCAGTCTTTCTTAGCGTCTTGATTTTATTTCTTACTTCCTCTCTACCTGAACTAACATTCGATTTAGCAACACCAGCTTTTAAAACTTTAGGAGCATTAGCAACTTTTTTAGAAACTATAGGTCTTTTGTCTTTTTGAGACTTAAAACTCATAGCATCTTTTGCTACCATAAGAAATCTATGGTCTGCAAGGCTACCTATCTCTTGGTCATTAAAACCATAATCACGTAACGCAGTACGCATATTAAGTTTAAAAGAGTCAGCTTTATTTGGATCGCTAAACTCTGGTATTTTTGTTGCAGCTAATTCTTTTTGTGTTTCAAGGTAACTCTCATACTGTTTAGCTTGAGCTTCTCTTGCACTACTTTTTAAAGATTCAATGTGTTGCTTTTCTTGTCTTAATTGAAAGTCAAGTCTAGCAGCTTCAGTTGGATCTTCTTGATAAAGTTTAGCAAGATCTTGTCCACCTTGTTTTTGTTCAACAAATTGATTAGCTGTCGAAATTAAATCGTTTAGTTCTGATAAACGAGTATCATAAGTTTGACGCAAACTATTCTTTTGGGTTTCAAGATCTCTCTTTTCCATCCCTAATGAATGAGTTTTTTGTCTATAATCCGAGTCTCTAGAATATCCTGCCTTCAGTTCATCGAGGCTCACCTCAAGCTCTTGACCACTTACTTTTACTCGGTGGAGCTCTGGTGTCTCTAATTCTGTTGGTGTTTCTTCTGTTGTCTCAGTATTTTCAGTAACCTGTTCTTCTGGAGTTTCATTCGACTCAGATTGACTCTCTTGAACTTCCTGTTTCTCAGGAGTTGGTTCTGATGGTTCTGCTTTAGTTTCTGGTACTTGGTTGTCCTGTTTAGGATTCAGTAATCCAGAAATTTTTTCTGCTGCACCTTGTATATTTTCTTCTGCCATATCGTTCCTTTCATGGTTGACGAATTTGAAGTTGCGTTAGCTTAACTTCTTTTATTTAGATTCTCAAGATCTGCTTGAGCAAGTTTTCCACTAGACATAACACTAAGCAAATGCCCTCGGATTTTATCTACCATATTAAAGGCTACCCAAAGGTTTCTTCGCTTGTCATCATCTGCGAAAGATGTATTAAAAATCTCTTGTCTATAAATTTCTAAGAGATCTTCAAATGCTGTTTTTAGAAGGGGATCGTCCAGCAGTTGCTGGGCTCTCTTGCCCTCCCTGATTATTGTTTCCTTGTCCATCATTAAAGAATTGTTTTTGTCCTCTTACTATTGCACCCATTAGATCACCTGATTTTTGTAAATCAGTTTGTTCTAACATGGATCTTCGTTTAAGTTCTAACTCATCAATCTTGGTATTGTATTTCAATTCCATTTCTTTAATAGCTAGTTCATAATCTAGAAGTGATTGTCTCATTTTACCTTCCAAACTCTTAGCTTCTGTTTCAGCTTTTAACTGTGCACGTTGGTTTTCACCTTGTACTTGAGCTAATGTTACCTTCTCAAACTCAGTTGGTGGTTTAGGAGGTATTGGTGGCATTTGTGCTGCACCCACTTCAGGATCCATAAAGTAAGGTTCTATACTATTTAGACCTGCATTTTCAACTAATTTTTTCAAAGAGTTATAAATATTTCTAAGATTAACCATTGGGCCATGAACATTTTGTTGTAGATTAATTGCAGACATTTGTCTTTCTAATATTGCATTCATTAATATCAACTGTTGTTCTTTTGATCCAGTTCCTAATCCTACAGAAACTGTTATATTAACTCTGTCTTTCCATTCGTAAGGTCTCATAGGTATATATTTACCTCTGATTCTTACTATTTTTTCTTTGTTTTGATACTTGCAAGTAAGTTCAAACATTTTTAAGGCTAGATCTTTTACACCAGTCTCAGCAAAGATTCTGGCGATTAACTCCATTCTCATTTGTGATTGTGTCAGAATTTGGTTCTGGCCAGTTGCTGTATTGTTTAATGTGTTTGCATCTAGCCCTTGTGATTGTCTTGTAACGCCTGTTCTAGTTTCTTTTACAGAATCTAGGTAGGCTAACATACCACTTGCTTGTTCAGTAATCGGTTGTGCCTGTATAGGCATCATTACATTTTGAGGAGGTTGTTTAGTTCTAACAATTCCTCCAGGACGATTAGTTAATAAGTCATCCATTGCAACCTGTCCATCTTGTACTGCAACTCTATTGTTATTTGTTAAATACATATTATCTAACATCTGTCGCATTACAGTAGACTTAATTAATTGTATATCTTCTACTAATTCAGCTACACTTCTTCCATAGAATCTGTGTGGCATGATAACTGGAGTCATAGATATAAAAGGCATTGTATCTATTTCTTCCATGTCTAATAATTTTTTACCATCACCTGCTACTGTGATTTTTAATAGTTCTGCTTTACCATCACCATCTACATCCATTCTTACATAGCATTCATGTATTAAAACATCTTGTGTACTTTCATCACCATCAGTTTCTCCATGTGAAAAATCTACATTTTGATGTCTAGTAAATTTATCTTCAGTATAATAATCTCCATCACCAGTTGGTAATGAGTCTACCATATCTTTATCATAACCCATTTCAACTAACTCTGTTCTTGTTTTGTTCACTCTGTGACAAACAAAGTTTGCAGTATCAATGGACTTACATCTTCTTTCAATTAGAAATTCTTCAGGTGGTACTGGTTCTATTCTTACTTTACCATAAACTTTAGTTCTATGAATAACTACATCATGTAGTTTAATTGAATCTATTTCTTTACCAGCTTCGTCTGTAATTTTTTCTTCGTATTCACTATGATTAGAAACTTTAATCTCATCCATAGAGACTAAATCATTAAACTCATCATCAGTTAATCTTGAGTATTCTTCTCTTTCAATTTTTTGTGCATCATCCCAATATACTTTTAATATTCCATTTTTTTGGATTAGTGCATCTTTAAATGCAGTATATAAAGCTAAGAACCCATCGTTTTCCTTATAAAAGATATAGTTTAAATAATCAGAACATTGTCTAGCCATTTCTTCATCTTCAGGCCCCATACCTTCACAATTAAATACATTATCACCTGATGTAAATATTCTCATCAATGATGGCATTAAACTTTCTACTGTATCTAAAACATCGTTAGATACTACTTGAGATCTACCTTCTTGTTCAATTCCAAGAGGGTTTCCTAAATAATATTCTAATGATTTTTTTCTTCTAGCTACAAGTTCTCCACCAATATAACCTGATGCGTTATGTATCTCTCTACTTACTACTGATAATATTTCTTGATTTG